CATAAACATAGGAAAGTTAACGTATGTGACATTTCTAAATCGTATTGACGTGTGCGACTCTGTTTTTTTTTACTAATAAATTAAATATAAAATTATGAGCAAAATAATAATTAAAAATCAGACAGAAATGGATGATATTTCAGTACTAACATTAGTTCAAAGAGTTATTAAAGATGGCAGGATTTCAAATAATAATAAACAATATTGTTATTTAACTTCTTTTCAAATAGATGGCAAAGAATACCATATCGTAACTGATTTACGTAAATGTTCTGATGTATTTACTTTTTATGCGGTATCACAGCATCCCGCATAACGGAAACGGCTTTGACTTGTTGCCGATCCAAACAAGTACTAATTTTTAAATTAAAAAACCATGAACACAGAAAATCAAAAATCATTAAATCCATCCGAATTAGGCAATAAGATCAAAACCGATGTTAACAGTAGTTTATCTTTTGAAGAATACTACAAAGAACAAATAGCTGAAGGATATATTTCTGAAAATGGCACGCCTTTAAAATGTGGGTGCGGTTGTACTGATTTTAAACAAGTAAATCAATATTATGGCGAAGGATGGATTGAAGAATATTCGCTTGAATGTAAAAATGAAGAATGTTTAAGAATAGTAGGTACATGGGCTTATGGCAACTGGTGTGTTTAAATTACTGTTAACTCGTGTATGTACGAACCTCTATTTATAACTTATTAATTTATAGATACTTATAAAAATAAAACTTTCGCTTTTTAAAAACATATAAATATGACTAAAGAAGAAAAATTAAAATATGATTTAAAAAAATCTCGCAGAGATAATGAAATTTATAAAACAGAAAATGCTATTTTAAGAAGATTAAATAGTAATTCTGAATTTCCATTATGTATGAATAAGTTAATTGATAATCTAAAAAAACAGAATAGAATATTACAAGAAGAAAACAATTTATTATTAAAAAGATTATACAAAAAACCCACTAATTAAGTGGGTTTTTCTTTAACTGAATATGAATAAATACGAGCAAAATAATAAACATAAATATAAACATTCCGCAGACTATTAAAATTAAATTAGTATAATCCGTTTCTTTGTCTTTTGTAGTTTCTTTGATTTCGACATTTTCAGCTACTTTCTTATTCTCATCAACTTCTATTACCTTATTTTCTTTTTGATACTTTATAATAGTATTTGTGTACGTTTTACCACCAAATGTAATAGGTTGTGACAAATCAGCTGGAGAGATTGTATAACTGTCTGTATTTTCAGTTATTAGAGTATTAGTTCTTGTATCTGTTGTTTTCTCGCTTTCAATTTCTGAGCTTGTTTTGTTCTTTGTAATTGAACCGCAAGAAACAAGGAGTAAGCAAAGTGTTAAGGTTGTTATTTTATTTTTCATTGTTAATTCTATTAGTTGCTATTTCAAAATATTTTTCATCTTGTTCAATTCCTATAAAGTTTCTGTTTGTATTTACACAAGCTACACCCGTAGAGCCTGAACCCATTGTAAAATCTAAAACAGTTTCTTTTTCGTTTGTGTAGGTTTTTATAAGATATTCCATTAGTGCTACTGGTTTTTGTGTTGGGTGTACGTTTTCTTTCCTATTTACTTTTTTAAACTCTATTGTATTTTTTGGGTATTTAAAATCTCTCAACTCGTATTTTAATTCATTCTTAATTTTTCCGTGTATTCCTGATTGCTTACCAGTTGCCAAAACTTTTGTATTAAATGGTTTAACTTTTAATAATTGAGGATTGTATTTTTTAACATTAAAAACACTAACTAATTCGTATTCTCTTAATGGTTGATTTTTTGCGTTTAAAAATCCGTCTGCTTGGGTTTTTTTAAGATACCAATCATATTTATAATTCTTAATATTACTCATTCGTAAAGCTGAACTAAAAGGTTCGCTACCAAATAAAACTATTGCACCGTTAGGCTTTATAATTCTATTTAATTGCTCCCACATTAAAGTAAAATCTATTACGCTATCCCATTTACAAGCTGTGGTCCCGTAAGGGGGATCCGTAATTATAGCGTCTATACTTCCATCAGGAATAGACTTCATTAATTCTAAGCAATCCCCTTTTAATAATTGTATCATAATTCTTTATTTAATAGTTTAATTTCGTTTTTTTATACATATCCACGAGTTATAGTTAATATTTTTGGCTACATATATTTTTTTACAATTAAATATCTGTATTAATCCAGTTCTGTATTTAAGGCGTCATTGCGTTACCACCAAAAACACTAACAATAACAACGTATATAAAAAATGCGGGGGGTTGGATTCGAACCAACGCAAGTACCAACCATTTTTCAGGTCATTCCTACCTCAGGTCAATTACGGTAAACGCCCCACACTTTTCATATACAAATCAGTTAGTAGCCATTTAAGTAAGTGCTAATTTCTGTAATCATAATTTATTTTTGTTTATTTTTTGTGAATATTAAATATAAAAAGATAAAACCTGATATTATTAAACCTATTTTTGCCATAATTAATTATTTTTTTTATGTAACTCTCCGACATGAATGTCGGTCAGTTAAAGTTAATGTTTTTTACATAGGGACAATTTGTCCCCAGGTAATTATTTTTTAACTGTTGTTTTTTATGCAACAGTTGATGGACCATAAGGAATAAATTTACTAACTATTTCTAACATATTTTTTGCAACTACAATATTATTTACCATGTAAAACTTTCCTTTTTTATACCAAGTAACCCCAAAAATAGATTCTGTATTGTTTTCGTAATCCATTTTTACCATAAATCTACATCCTTTTATGTTTAAGTATTTTACTAGTTCTTTAAATTGATTTTTATTAGTTGTCATAGTTTCTGTTATTTTGTAAATTCCTATCATACTACAATATACGAAAAAATAATTAATAAAGGAGTAAAAATATGTGTTAATCTAGCGACTTGACCATTAGTTTTAGAGTGGATAAAACCTTCTACAGCCTTTGGTGCGTGTTCGTAACCTGAACGATGATGCCAGCTATCAGTACCGCTAGGACTTCTTAAACTTTCAATCGTTACACCTATGTAATCTTTACTTGTTTTGTGGTGAACGTGATGCGTGTAAATATATCTATGTTTAGTGTCGCACCACATTTTAGTATTTTCCTGAGTAAATAACATAGGTAATAAATCCATTTTAGCACCGTCGCCATGAGTTGTGCCTATGAAATTATTATGATATTGAAACCCTTTTCGGTGCGAAATAGAAGTATTAAATGTTATATTTTCGCAAAGTCTGAAATGAGTTTCGACTACTTGCGCCAAAAAGAATCCGTTTGTATAATCGTGATTACTTGGGTTAAAATCAAAATGAACATCAGCAACAGTTAATAGAATTTCAATAACATCTACGTACAATTGCTTAGCGATTAAAAAATTAGTGTGCCACATTCCGTCTGTATCTTGTGGCGTTCCACTTGTTGTAGTTCGTTTTGGGTTGTCGATATGTAAAATATCATTCCCACCGATAAATAAAATCTTATCAATATTAAATCCTCTGGCTTTATCTAACAACCCTCTAACACCATCTAAAACCCTTTTTACTGCTATTTGATTATTATACGCTTCTCCACATTCAAACGCACTAGCTAATTTCCCAATATGTATGTCTGCTGGATCAACTACTAATAAATAAGAATCATTATCTTTTATACGTTCTAATTTTGGGAACTTTGGCGAATATTGTTTTAAATCTTCTATTAATTTAATTGATAAATCTTCAAACTGAACTTGTTGTTGTTCTTTAAAGTCAGGGTTTTTAATAAAAGCGTTTCCAATTTTCTTACCTTCAATATCTTTTATCTCATGCCATAAATGTTTAGCAGTTGTATAATCTACATTTATTGAATCTAAAGCGTCTTTAATTCCTTTATTTCGCTTTCTACCAATATAAGTACAAAGAGTGTGTATGTTATAATTTTCTTTTTTATTTTCTGTTGTGTTTAATACTGTTTGAGCTACTTTTAAATCACTATCGTGTAATTGTATCAACTTGCTAATTTGCTCGTCGTATATGTGCCATTTTGATTTACTCATAATTTATTGTTTTTTAGTTTAAAAATAGCCACCCTAACTGCTTCACTACATTTTAAATGCTTCGGGTCTTTCGGGCGTTCAGGTTTGATGGCTGGAATATAACGCCTTGTTAAGTACATCTTGTTTCGTATCTGTTTAATAAATCACCTTCAGTTGAATAAGACTCTCCTAAGTAAACAAATTCCATATTTTTTAATAAATACCATTCTGTTGTATTATCGTCGTCACTTTCTGCATATATTAAATCTGTTCCAATTCCTACATAATAATTTCTATTGTAAGAACTTAACTCTTTAATATGATTAAGGTTTTCTAAAGCTAATCCATCTTTGTATTTTAAGTTTTCCATAATTTTATATTTATTTAAAGTTCAAACAAATATATAAAAAAATTCCTTATAAACATAAAATTTATAAGGAATTTTAAACTAAACAATTAAACTATGAAAAACTATGAGTGTAAATGTAATGTAAAGTTTTGTTAATAGCAAATAAAAAACCCACTAAATTAATAATGGGTTTTATTATTTTAAAGTGCACCAAATAAGCGAAACGGTTAAGAGAGGCACTGTAATTAACAGAATTAACTGTTATATTCTTTTAAAGCGTGCATGCTTTTTAGAACGAAGTTAAACAGTATCAACCATTTTAACATTGCAAACATACAATTTTATTTCTTAACTCGCAAACGTTTATCTAAAACTTTTTTAATTTTCGCACAATGTATGTATTCCTCGGCATCTTCAAAAGCTATTAACGCCCACTTTAAATCATCATTCGAACCCATTTCGCACCAATTAATAAACTCCTCATCTGTTTTAAAATGGTTTATTATTTTAGTTGGTTCTATAAAATCTTCGTACATTCCGATTAAATCTTCCATAATAATAATGTTTATATTAACGCATTTATACGGCGATTATCACCGCAAAAGTTAACCCCGACAAATTAGGATTCGAACCTAAATAAATACAATTGAATGTACTATGTTACCTTTACATTATTTGTCGAGGGTAAATATACGGCTTTTTTACTCTCGTAGTAACTTATAAGTTACCAACGTGCTTTAGTCCCTCTAATATCGTAATGCGTAAAAGTTGGATAAACACCAATACCGCCTTGTTGCATCTTACCTTCTTTTATTAATTTTTCAATTGCATCAGCTACTTGTTTAGGCGTAAAACCTTTTACCATTAAATCACTTGCTTTTCCTAATAAGTGTTGAGAGTTTTTAACGCCCCCAACTCTTGCGTTATACTTTGGTGAACGGTAACCACTATTAACAGTTATTGAAACACCTAAATAGTCCCTAAGCACTTGCAAATTCTTTGCTAATTGTATAATGTTTATCATTACACTATTTGGCATATCTGAACCGTCTTTACAGTTAAATTCTTCTAAACTAAAATTCTTTGTTATTTTCATCTTCTTTTTTTGTATTAATAAATCTATTAAACAATATTTCAATTGATTTTAAACCACCAAAACCAACTAAAAAGGCTATTCCATAAAGTGTGTCATCTTTTAAATTCATAACTCCACCTACAATAGGAGTTAAGTAATTAGCTGAGAAACCACCAACTAAAACAGTTATAAATTTTTGCCAATATGTTAGTTTGGATTCATTCATTAAATTTGCTAATCCACCACCAACTCCAGCAATAAATAAGATTGTTTTAATTCCAAGCGTTTCTAAAAAACTAATTATTCCCATATTATCTTAAATTTTGAATTATACATATTATTAAAGGCACCCCAAAAGTAGCAATGAAATCGTAAGTACTTTGTCTGTTTGGTCTGTTGTCTATTAGCTCTTTTACAAGCCCTACAACAAACACAACTAACAAGGCTTAAACGTTATTAATAAATAAGCTACAACCAAAGTAAATAACTAATCCAGCTATTAAATGAAGTATCTTGTCAAAGTGTGGAATCGATTTAAACCACGTAGGTAATAGGTTGATGAATTTTTGTTGCATTATATTTTTGTATTAATTGATTTTAAACAATGATTTTTATCTAAAGTATCTAATATATTACATACTATTTTACCCGTTTTTGTTAGCGTTTCATCTCTTTGATTTTTACCCAATGCACTTGAAATGGTTTCGCCAATATTCCCAAACTCATAACCATTAATTTGCAAGGTTAAATTTAATAATGTTCTAAAGTTTCTATTACCAAATCTATCTATGTCTATTGCTGTTTGTTTGAAATACTCATTTGAAATACCATATTTGTAAGCTACAACAACCCAATTTAACAAAGTTAGTGGAAACCATAGTATGATTGAAGTGATAAATAATATAATCCCCATATTATATAATATTACCGTTTATAAAAATATCATCTAAATCTTCTTGTGTTAATCCAATTAGTGTACCTATTAAATTTAAATCTGCATTATATCTGTCAAAACTTACCGCTTCATTAAACTTTATAATAGCTATTCTTTTTTCTATCAAAGGAAACATACTATCAGGTATAGAATTTATTGTATCTATTATATCAGTTATTTCAATTTGTCTTTTTAATAATTCTATTTTCAAATGCATTCTTGAAATACTTTCAGGAACTATTGGTTTATTAGCTAATTCGACTTCTTCTTGTGTTGCTCCTTCTACTACAACACCATTTAATAAAATTGGTTTTAGGATATAAGGTTCAATGATTAATTGACTATTAATTGGTTTATTTTCTTCTGTAAAAAAAGCACAATGCAAATCATGTTCATTGCTCCATGTATAGTATAATTTCTTTTCCATTAGTTATATATTTTTACGATAAAACCTTCTAAAGTTGTTGTTTCTGAAGTGCCAGCATTTAAAGTCACAATTTGTAAGAAATTTTTTGAAGATATATTAAAAACAGGGTCTCTGACTACTGTATAGTTATTAGAGGCATCGCCTCTTGCAGGTGTACTATTGTCATCAAATCCATCCAATGAAGGAGAAGTTGATATTAATATATCATCATTAAAAATAATAGTTCGGTCAAAACTTTTATTAAGAATACCCGTCCCGCTTATTGCTTTTTTCCCAACTATTGTTCCTAAAGTTATTGCATCCGTTCCAAAATATAGCAAAGACCTTGTTAGTGCTGTACTTCCACTCCTCCTCATAAATATCTGAACTTCTAAAAAACCCGCTTCTAAAAATTCTGGAGGTATTTCTACTGCATCCATAATAGTATTGGCAACTGTACCTGTTACAGCTACTTGATTTGATGAAAAATAACTCCAAACTAAAGAACTGCCTGAAATAGCCGTTTTTAACTCACTAACATTTACTTTTTTTGTTTCGCCACCTTGAACAATAGGCACAAATTCAGTACCCGATAAAGGTAAAGACGCACTATTTAATTCGCTTATTTTTTTATTTTCCATTATAATATTATTTTAAATCCATCTTCTTGTAAAATGAAATCTCCATTTTCTTGTAGTAAAAATTCTCCATCTCCAAAAATAGTAAAACCAGCGTCGTTTAAGTTATTAATATACCACGCTTCTTTTTCTTCCATTCCGTTAAACGATAAACTAACACCGTTTAAGCTATTTTTAGAACCTCCAGTTGTGTATTTAACATCAGAACATGTTAATCCATTTCTATTTCCTAAGAACCTATACTTACCGTTTCTATCTTTTACTATTATATTAAAGTCAAACCCTAACATATAACTATATTCTTTTCCAAGTTCTGCTGATAAATCAAAGTTAATACTTAAATCAAAAAACTTACCACCTTCATTTTCTTGGTTTGTTTGGTTTGCATTTGGTTGGTTATTAACTTCAAATTCATAAATAATTGTGTCAGGATAAGTGACTAAAATATTATCGTTTAATATAATTTGAGAACGTAAGTAGTTTTGATGTTTAAATAAATAAATCTTATCAATACCGCCTTTATTGTCTTTGCATTGTCTATTTATAGATACCATCCAACGCTTGTTTTAACGTTTTGTGCATTAACTTCATCTTGCCATCTTTTATATTCAGGGAGTGTATTTTTACATATCCATTTTTCAAATCTTTGAACGTAAACTTGTGCTTTACTATGATTTCTAGATGCTAAAATACTAACCTCGCTAGAACTTACAATCTCTTTATCTGCTGGAGCATTTTTGAATACACCTCCGTTAGTAACTAAATAAGGAGCGACTTCAATATAACTAGCAATTGATTCATATTTTATTATATGTTTTAAGAATTTAGTATATAATTCAAGATATAATCCGCTTAAAGTATTAGCTTCTGCATCTTCTAAAATTTTATCATATAATTCCGTCCCTAATAACGGCTCAATTACATTTACTTGCACCTCACTTACTGCATATCTATACTTATCAATGTCAATATTACCGCCCATAATAGAGCTTATCGGTAATTCTTTTGGATTTATTAGTAAAAATTCCATAATTATTTGTTTAAAAAACCATTATTTGGCATATCGTTTGGCTTTTGGTATATCTTATTATCTAATTTAGGCAATATTTCACCCTCTTTTCTTGCTTGTGCTGGTGTAATTTCCTTTGCATTTGGATTATTAACATCTGATTTAAGCTGATATGTTTCTCTAACCCAAAAATGCCTACATGCTCCACCGCCTTTATATAGTAAAATGTCATAAGTATTAGCTCCATTTGGTCCCCAACCCTCATTAACTACCTTAGAACTCATGGCTTTTATATCTTCAATTCTATAAAGTTTGTTAGCACTTATCATTTTGCGGCAAAACTCTCTACTATTTCCGCTTATTACACCATCATAACGCAATCTTGATTTAAATTTATCCCCATCTAACTCACTTTTAGCATTTGGTCTAGCCGTTCCAGTGCTTGTAGCTAATTGCGTTTCACTTGTTAATACTTCACTTTTAATCAACACCCACTCTTCACCTATGTCTTCTCCTAGTCCAATTAACTCATCAGCTATACTCGTGTCAAGATTTTTTTTTTCATCCGAACAACAAACATGTGAACTCATAGATACATCAGTAGTAATAGCCTCTTCAGTTAATGGCTTGAAATAAAGGTTTAAATTTATTTCATAATAGTTTAATATATCATCAATAGCATCTAAAAAAACCGATTGCTTAGGTGCAATTACACGCTTCATTAATTGAGCTTCTGCGGTATCTAATTCATCTGCATTATTACCAAGTCCTGTACTATCTTTAATACCAAATAACATAGGACTAACAACACCATGTGCGGTTAATAATTGTTGTCTTGCCTCCCCTGTTAAATATTCCCATTGTTTATGTATGTTATCATTTACAGGAAAAGCCTCAACTGTTATGGCTTGATCACCCGCTTGAAAGTTCATTACAAAACTCATAGCATTAGGCGAGCCAGTTAATTTAGCTTTTATTTGTCTTTCTAAGTTGTCTTTCTCCTCTGGAGTTAAAGTAGTTCCGTTTGGAATATTAATAATATAGCCAGCACTTAACCCCTTTTTAATAGAGTTGATATATAGGTTTGCAATTTCCTCTTCCATTTCAGCATAAGGTAATCCAGCCAAGTAATCAGGATCACTAAAGTAATTCTTACCAGCTTTATAAGGTGAAATGCAATAGATTTCAATCTCATTGTTAGAAGTTCCAAATGCTTTAAATTCATCAGGTTTATTTTTAGTTGTATCAGTCCAATCCTTACAATACCAATAACTTTCAATTTCGCCCTCTTCATTTTCTAATGAAGGAACTACTTTTTCTTTTGGCAAATGATAAATACCCGCTAATCCTTTTTTATCTTTTGTTTTAATAACTTGCATTGATGCCTCACCAAATAACTCTAAATCATCAATTACCTTTCTTTGTTCTTTTTTTGAAAAAACAGAAATAAATTTCGCCCACTCTTGAAGAGTATCACCTCTATATGCTAAACCTTTTCCGTAAATAAGATTAACAAATGAATTAATAATAGTTGCATTTGTTGGCGAACCATTACGCCTATCAATTATGTATTGATAAAATTCATTATTGCGTCCGTTTAAAACCCAGTTTTTAGATTTATTCTCTTCAATTTTTGGACGTACGTAATTATTTAACTCTAAAAAAATTATATTGTCTTTACTCATTGTAGTAAGTGTATGTATTATTATCTGTTAAATAGTTTTCTGTATCTTCACTTGTGGCAAATATTAAACCCCTGTAAACAATCTCTAAATCACTTACTAATTTATATTGATATTTATCACGATCTAAAAAAGTAAAATCAAAAGTAATAGTTAAATATCCATCTTCAATAAGATATAGATTAGATACATTTGTTTCCTCTGTTGTCGATTCATTATATAAAAATAAATCAACAGTACCACTAACGTAATAACGAGGTACCAATGTTAATGTATGCGTTGTGTTGTTTGGATTGACTACGTTCATACTATTAAAACTAAATTAATGTTGTTTTGTTACATAAAAAAACCCTTAAAATTAATTAAGGGTTTAATTTTAAAATAACCAATCTAAAAATCTAAACTACTAAGGCTAAAAAGTCGTCTATAATTAAAGGATCAATAACAGGCGCAATGCTTCCAGTAGTAGCAACTCCAGTTAAAGTATATCCATTTAAGTCTGTTTTAGCTCCTCCAGTAGATGCATCAACTGTAAAATCAATACCATCATCTGCTCCCAACAAATGATAATTTCCGTTTCTATCTTTTACAACTCCCATTGGATAACCTTTGACAATTAAATTCATTTCAGCACTTGTAGATGCATCCATTTTTTTAAGAATTAAAGTTAACGTTTGAGTGTTTATAGATGTTCCGTTTGCTCTTTCTCCTACGAAATTTTGAGTCAATGTGTTTCCATCACCTTCTAAATCATAAGCAAAAACTTCTGTTAATGCTGGATTTATAGCTGTCGCAACTCCATTAACTACGGTAAAAGCATCTTCTAAATAGTTAAAAGGATAGAATTTACTATTACCCCCTATACTATCTTTACAGACTTTTGCTCTACCTTTTGTAATATCACATGCCATATTTATATTTGTTTTTAAAAGGGTAGAATTAACTACCCTTTATTTGTTATTATTATGCTTTGTATAAAACAACTTCACCACCCCAAGCATATTGAACTCCACCAGTCATAACCATTTTAGTTCTAACCTGTCCTGATAAATCAGTTTCATCCATATCTTTCACTCTAATTTCGTTTAAATCAGAAAGCAAGCCAGTTCCAAAGAAAACGTTATTTTTGTTATAACCTACCATTGTATTAGAAGGTAATCCTTTAATTTCTGTTAAAGTATATCCTTCAAAATCAAATTCATTAGGATTTAAAAAGATTCCGTTTGCTCTTGCTTGTGTTCCGTAAGCTCTTTTAATTGCGCGAATTACATTTGTAGAAACTCCAAAATAATGACCTGCCTCAGCTTGTAACATTTCGTCTGTATGTGCATCAATAAATTTGCCTAATTCAGCTACTACATTTGCAGAAGTTATAGCTACTGGAGTAGCAACATCAATTACATCTGCGTCTAATAAAAATGCTGGAATTAATCCCGCTAATTTACCATCTGAACCATCACCGTTCCAAATTTCTTGGTCTATTTTTCTTGCTACTCTCTCTCCAATATCAGCCAAAATAGCCGCTTGTTCTGTTGCTGGTAATCCATTATCATTATGAGCTGAGAATCCCATTTCCTGAGCTGTCCATAACTGTCTAAAATCTTCTTTACAAAATTCCCTATCCTCTTTTATTTTCTTTGGCGCTAACTCTTTTTCAGAAAGCGTAACAGAACCTGCTGGAGTCCATCCACAAGCATAATCTACAAAACCATCTGCGGTTTCAATTTTTCTAATAAATTGCGGTGACACTACGTTAGGTAAAATAGTTACTAAACCATCTTTAATAGTGTTAGCTTCTTTTACCATTTCTGCAATATATCCACCAGCTACTTCCCCTACGAAGTTAGTTGTAATATTCAATGTACTTGCCATAATTATAATTTGTTATTAATTCTTTGTGTTAATGTTAATTTTGTTCCTGTTTGTGTTGGTGTAGCCTTAATAGGTTTCGCACTTGGTTGTGCTGATAACTCTACTAATTTACTTTTAGTTTCTGCCAACTCTAATTTTAAAGCATCAAATTCAGATTTGTTTTGTTCTGAATACTTTACTAAAATAGACTTGATAGCTTTTTCTAAATCGCTTTCAACTTCTGGAGTCGCTGAAACTGTTGGAGCTTCTGACATAGGTGCTGGAACATCCGTTGCAACTACTTCTTTAATCTCTGCAATAATTCCCTCTTCTGCAACTACTACAATTGCACCACCTTCGACTTCATACTCTCCGATTGGAACAGGTATTTTTGTACCATCTTCTGCAACTACTGACATATTAGAACCAACTGCTGGAGCATCTCCATCGAACTCGTATGTTAGTTGCCCGTCCATTGACTTGATAGTTCCTAATTTAATAACTACTTCTTCTTTTGGTTTATCTGTAATGCCTAAAGCAAAACTCAAACGTTCTAAAAGAGTGTTATTTTTTTCAATAACTTCTGACATATTTATATTTGATTTAAAATTTACTTCTTTTAAAGAGAGCATAGCATCAATACTAAAACCCTTTACTTTTCCCGTCTTAACATAACCACTCCAAATTTCATCGTTGTCTATTTTCATAGTTGCAACCCAACTGCCTTTTGGATAACTAAAGCCAAAGTTTGAAGACTTATCATTTTCAGGATTCTCAACTAACCAACTTTCAACAAAAGTAACTCCTTCAATTCTTTGCTTTGCATCATGCTCAATTGTAGAATTTTTTTGTGAGTTAGATTTGAAAAAGTTATAGCTTAATTTTTTAATAGTTTCTTCGCTAAAAACAATATTAAATTCCTCCCCGTTTTGATTTCTATAAATTGGTTTGTTAGGTTCTAAAACCAAACCCATTAAAATGCGTTGCTCTACATCAACTTCCTTAAATTGTATAGCCTCTTGTTTATTTAATGCAATAAAATTACCTTCCATTGCTGGCGATTCTACCAAACTAATGGCATAAACTCCAGCTACTTCTTCCTCGTTAAATTCTGCTTCGTAGGTTGTCATACTATTATAACTATTAAAGTGTTATTTTGTTACAAAAATGTTTAACCAATTGTTCCCTCGTTGTTTGCATTTCTATCTAATTCTTGTTGACTTGTAATGCTTGAAGACACTACATAAGCTTTCAAAGGTTGTCTATCTGTTGCTAAACTTTGTGCAATCTGGTTGCTTCCTGTTCCTTGTACTAGGTTAAAAGACGGAGCTGCTGCACCACCTGTTGGAACAGAGCCGCCTGTTGGAGCAGAACCACCTCCTAAAGAACTTAACGCTTTTGCAGTTGCAGCAATATTTGAAGCAATACCAATTCCTAAACCTATATTATTTGCAGTAACTAATGCGCCAGCAGCAGCAACAGACGCTCCGCCTGTTGGAATCGCTAAAGCAGCACCCTGAGCAACAGTTGCTATGTTTGATGATGTAGTGGCTATTATTGACTTACCTATACCTAAAGCACTCTCTGCAATAATAGACGCCTTTTGCAATGTTTTATTTTTACCAGCTAATTGAGAAATTAAATTAATCCCTGAACTTATATTATTTATAGTGGAATCTTGTATTTCTTTTTTTGCGTCTGCAACTGCCTTTTCTGCTGCTATTTGATCTGCTTTTGCCTTGTCGTCAATTGCTTTTAATTCAGCCTCTTTTTTCTTTTTATTTTCTAACTCGATTAATCCAGCAGCTACATTTAAATCGTTTAGGTTGTTTAAGTATTGAATTTCTAAATCTAAGGTTTCCATATTACTTTTTTCTAGCAATAATTTTTCCTCTTCATATTTAGCTGTAAGGTTTTCAATAGCAGTTCTTGACTCTGTTAAGTTTTCTTCTTTAGCTTTATCGCTTATAACTTTAGCTGCGTCAAAGTCTTTTTTAATTGCATCCTCTTTTAACTTTCTTTCATCTTCTGTAATCTTTTTTCTTGCATCAGCAGTTGCTTTATAAGCACCTTGTTCTTCTAATTGTAATGATTGAATAGATGCAGTTAAACGTCTTTGACCTTGTAATCTTGAAGTATTTAATTGTATTACTTTTGCCTTTAACTCTTCCTCTTCTCTTAATGCTTCTTTGTTAGATTTAGATAATTTATTTTCTTCAATTATTGCATCACGCCTTAATATTGCAGTTTGTATTTCTTTATTAGTTATATTTTCCTCAATACTTGAAGCCTCTTTTAAAAATTTAATTCTTTCTCTAGCTGAAAACTGATCCCTTAATAATGATTTTTCTCTAAGTATTGCAATCTTTTCATCTGCCTCAGCCCTCTTTACAATTAAATTTCTTTCTGTCGTATCCGCTTTTGCTCTTTTATCTGCTATTTGAGCCGCAATTGCAGCCTCTCTTTGAAGTTCTGCAATGAATGACTTTGTTTTATTAGTCGCATTTTCTATACTTGCACTTATTCCATCAACTCCTAGTGTTACTTTTGCAGCCGCATCTGCCGCAACCTTACCAGCTTCAACAAATTTACCTTCAAAAAGTAAACCAATTGCCTTGCCTAGTTGTGGAATTAACTCTAATAGTCCATTAAAACGATTAACTATATTCTGCTTTATAAGATTAGCAAAGTCCTCAATAGCTTTTTTAGGGTTTTCAAAAACTGAAATAACAAGCTCTCCAAAATCAGAAAGTAAATCAATTAAATTACCAGTTACAGATCCAATAACTCCCATTAACTTGGCAAATTTGTTTTGCCCTTCTTCACTTGAATTAAATGCCGAAGCTACTGCCGCAATTGTAATAATTAATAAACCTAAACCACTTAAAGCAATAGCCGCTCCAATACTTTTAAAACCACCTGCGACACCACCTAAAGCACTTGTCAATCCTTTAAACTTAGTAATCGCACCACCTGTTAGGCTATCTATTTTACCAGACATTCCAGATAATGCGGCACCGCTCTCTTCTGTTTCTTTTTTTGTATTACCTATTTCTTTATTAAGATTATTAACATTAGAAACTGCACCTGAAGTGTTTACTTTTATTTCTATTTCTTTTGTGAGTGCCATAGTCTTGTTGCTTTGTTTTTAAATTGCTTCCAATTATTAACCAATTCATGTTTACCTTTTGCAATTTCTGTAAATTCACCAGCTCCGTAAAACTCGTTACTCCTTAACGTTCTTATTATTTCGCCTATCATATTATCTTTTTGTTACTGAAATTACAAAACCGTTTAGTATAACTGTCGCATTTGCGTCAGAGGTAAACATTAATTCGGATGGAAAATTCAAAGTTTCTAAATTACCCATGTAAATAAAACTATTTGCCCCTGATAATTCATGTACTCCAGCAGTTTTAAAAAAACTAGTGTCTTGATTAATTGAATAAGGCGAACCGCTTCCAATACCTAGATTTAAATAAATTCTACTTTCTTGATTAACTGAAGATGTTGTTATTTGATAATCATATCTAAAAGCTACCCTATCACCTAAAGATAAACCACTAAAATCAAATTCATTAGTAGTTGTGTTAAATAAGTCAGTAACTCCATCTAAAGCATAAATCTTATTTGTAAATGCACCTAAACCATTGTTTAGTAATTTTATTGCAGTTCCTGTAAATGATTGACTTCCTAGAGTGCTATCATAATCATATATTCCAATTTTTGGAGAATAAAGTTCTGCAAAATTATCGTTTGTCTTTGTAAATGCAGTACGCAATGGATCTCCAGTATTATCGTTTGCACTTATTCCAATTCCTATTATTTCTTGTGCCATATCTTAAAAATTATCTGCTGTTATTATTGTGTTATCTGCGGTTATTAATGTAGTATCAGCGGTGTAGCTTCCACTAACTCCTTGATTTAAAACTATTGTTATAGTTTGGAATGTTAAAGTATTTGTTATTTCAACTTCCATAATTCTAGGTAGTACTCCAGTATTTTCTTCAAAAGAAAAATAAACATTATTATCTAAGCTTGAAACAACTACCCAACTAACTCCATCACCCGTATCTACTTTATTAAAACTAAAATTACCTCCATTTGTTACATAGATACTTTCTATTTTAGCTTGATAGTCTGTATTAATTATATTTCTATCTGCTGAAAATCCTGAAATTGTATTATCAAATGAGTTAATTAAACTAAAAGACACATCACCCGTTTTTAAATTAGTAGTGAAGTTATCAGGTCTGTAATAGTTTTCTTTTATTTGTATTATATCATTAAGTTTAAGCGACAATCTTATTCTTAATGGTATATCTTTTGCTTTGTATTTAAACGTTCTTCTTTTTATATTAAAAACACTTGAGATATAATCACTATAATAGTTTTTATAAAGAGTATTTTCAATTATTTGACCGTTCCATTCATTAAATTCATTACCCCAAACCAAAGAAAACGGAGCATCTTCAAAAGAACTTGTATGTGTTGGTATATTTATATTGCCATCTATTAACTCTTTTGTTCCTAAGTCATTAACATACGCTAAACCAGTTCCGTTTAGTGTTGTGTTTTGTACGTAATGTAAATGTATTTTAGGATTTACAGGCTCTATATTCTCGTCAAAAATACCCCCATACATAAATGAACTAGTCCCTCCAGTATTTATATTTATTAATCTATCGTAAATCACTTGTTCAAATGGTAATTTAACCTCATAGCTTTCTCCATCTAGTTGCTCTCCTTCATCATCTTCTAATATTAATTCCTCATCTCCATAATACTGTCCTGTATTAGCATCAAATTGAATGTTTAATAATGTTTGAGGCTCTTCAAAATTAAAGTTAATAGGGTTCAATAGTTTGCCACGCTCAACTTCATAGCTTGATGCATCTATGTATTGAGTTAGATTCCAAACCCTACCCTCTGCATAATAATCTTTTAAAGTATTTACATAAATTGTTCCGTCATCTTTAGCTATGACAACTAATTTAAACATCTTAAACAAACCAGCTAAAAAGTCAATAACTTTTATTTTTGGTAAATTAGTATTTATATTTATGTCTAGGTTTATTGTTTGCTCATTAAATGTAGCCGTCTTTGTTAATCCACCTAATGGAACGGTAACAATAAACACAGTAGTAAATTTAAAAGACAAAGAAGTTTCAACAAAGAAAGTATGTTTCTTTTTATCTGTATCTGTTCTAAATTGCGTGACTGTATTTCCTGTAAGTGTAATTGATTCAGTCCACAATGCACCGTCTAAATTACGAATAACTTTGTAAGGCACATTTTCAAATCCAGCACTTGGTATTATATTTATTTTTACATTTGAATTTGAAGAGCCAACCACATAGTAGTCCTCTGTTAAGCTCATTTCAGTGCCTGCTATATCCAAAATATTACCAGTACTTGTAAAATCTATTTGCAACTTCTTACTAACTTCTGCACTTGAAGTATTGTTTAACCACATATAAATATCTGTAAACTCACTACGTCCAAAGAAATCACGTGTAAAGGATAGATTGTATTTACTTTCAATCGCTTCTATAATAGGTAATAATTTAATGCTTGGTTTAAAATCAGCCCAATACATACCGCCGTTACCACCGTTTGCGTGCGCAATGTTTGCTAACTTACTATTATAAGTTGAATCTGTGCCGTTATCGTTATAGTAATATTGTTTCTTTACTAATGGAGCATATATAATATCCCCTCCAAATAAACTACCTGTTAAACCAGTCTTTACATTTGTAGAATTATAAGCGTGATTGTATGCTGATAAATCTAAAATACTTAACTCATCATTCTTTATTTTATCTTTTATACTTATAAAATTTCCCCAATATTGTAAAGAGTAAGAATAAGGTTTTCCTTGTTTAACGATTACCTTTTCAAGTCTATATTTACCGTTAGAAAATGGCATCCCATTAAGCTCAATAGTTCCGTTTACCTTTGTACGTGCATCAAAAGTATTATCTATATTAGCATTGTAATAGTGTTTAAATAGCGAGTTGTTATTTTCACTTGCTGGAACAGAAAAAGAACGCGTTAAATCGCCTAAGTTTTTGGTAATATCTGAAACGCTACCAATTTGCTGAGTAAGTTCTATATTCTCATCTGAAAATAAATCTAACTTACTTTCTCCTATGTATAAACTAAACATTATTTATCTCGTTAAAAGCATAATCAAAACCAATTTCGTAATTAATTAGTCTATCGTTTTGCTTTGTTTTATATTCTATTGTTTCACTTGATACGTTTAAGGGAATGAATTTGCTATCTACATAACTCCAAACTCTTCTGCTTAAAAGTAATTGTTTAAATGTTTCGTTTTTATCTTCTGTTACAAAACCACTATTAACCTTAAACGATTGTCTACCTTGAACATTATATTTAATAAATTGGTGAAATCCGCTTAAAGGTTGTCCGTTAGTACCTTCATACTCTTCACTAGTAGTCTTTAAAGTTTCAATTGATTTTTTAAAGAAAGTAATAACCTGCTCAGCTCCTTCTTTATTTTGAAAGAATATATCTATTGGTGTATATCTGCACTCATCTTCAATTAATAAAGTAGTAGTAACCCCATTGTAAACTATCTCAACATACTCATCATCTAAAGCCTCTGATAAATCTATCCACATATATTTAACTAACTCACTACTAAGTAAAGAATTACCGACATCATCTGAAAAGTTTATATTATTATTAGGATATGAAATTACTGTTATAATCATGATACTATTTCTAAATTAAAAATGTTTGAAAATATTACTACTGAATTATCATTATCGTATGCCTGTAATTGCACTTCATAAGTTCCAGCATCAACGTCTAATTCAATTTCTTGTGGATCATCTATAACAGTTTCAAGTCCAAAGAACCAATCTGTATCACCTAACAACCTATAACGATAATAAATATCTCCTAAATTACCTGTACTCGACCAATCTAAATCATACATTTGATGAGTAACAACTGTTAAATTATCAATAGTTAAAGTACCAAGTACTATTGTAGTTTGTTCGATTTCAATAGGTAATACAAAAACTGAATTTCTACTAACTTTAAAATCAGTACCTGTTAATAATATTTTATTAGTTGGTGTAATTGTATTTTCTCCATCAAATCCATACGCATATCCTTTTAAAGATAATGTTGTATTTATATTTGTAGGCGTTGTGTTGTCTATTGGGTTTGTAGTTTTATAAAAAGTTCTCCATTTAACCCAAACTTGATTATTCCCATTTATTAATTCCGTACCCGTACCCTCTTGTTGTGTAAATATAATTGCATCGCTTATTAAATTAGCAATATCTACCTTTACACTCCCCACGCTTGAAGTAGGGTTTTGTTTTGTGAACTCATATAAAGCCTCTGTTGGTGGTGTAGATTTCAAACCATTCCAAACGAACAACTGCATAGTGAACTCACTACAAGTTAACCCACTCAATGGAGCAACAAACGGAATGGTTACATAATATGGGCTTAAATTTTTTATCATTTTTTATTTGTAAAATTAAATAGGTTGTCAACCTCTAAACTAAATGCGTTTATTAATGTATCCGGCAATCTTTTAAAAGCATCTTCAAATGGCTTTGTAAAGAAGTTAGTTGTTTCAATTCCTTTATTCCAAATGCTATTTCTAATTAGATATGCAGTTTGTTTATAGCTCATAAATTTACCTGTTTTCTTATCTGCAAATTGTATTCTTTTACGCTTAACCCATCCATCAACACCACTAGTTAAACCTCCTTTTTTTCCTGTTCCTGTTCCAAACTTGTAAGGACTATTTGGAGCTTTTGCTGAACTACTAACGCCCTTAACTCCTTTGTCAATAAACTTACCATGCCCATCCATTGAGAATGAAAGACTAAAACTATTCTTTGAAACCTCTAAATCATAACTAATTGAATTATATAATCCTTTAGTATCGTTCTTTTTCTTCTTAGTTAAGTTTGTCCTAGCTTGTTTAACTGTATACTTACCAAAGTCATCTAATGCTTTCTTTACTGACATAGATTTAATGTTGTATTAGGCAGTTCAACATCAAATGATAACTCCCATCCATCTAATAGATTTGTACCGTCTAAAGTAATCTTTTCAAATGTAGGCGACTCACTTGAAGTAATGTTCTTATCTTCAAAATCTCTATACATAGCAACCCACATTTTATTTAATATAGCTAAAGTATCGTTGTGATTATCTACTTCATTATCATTACTCCAAAACTTATCATCAACAACTTCTTTATTTGCATCTCGATTAGTTATAGCTTCTAACACTACATTAAAAGAAATAGTAGAACCATTGCTAAATGATCCGTTAGCGATTGATATATTGACTAATGGAAATATATTAGTCTTTTGTAAATCAACACTATCTGGAGCGTCTTTAGTAACTGTATTAGCTCCGTATAATTTAGCCAATGTTTTTAAATATATTAATAGTTCTGTATATTGGTTCATAATTGTGTTGTGTTTCCTTGTGGTGGTGTGTGTACTTTGTGCATCATTTTCATCTTATCAATTTTATGAGCTAAAAACAAATGAGCCTCATGTACGTTTAGTTTTAAAGTATCTTTTACTTTATGTATATTATCATTACTTAATTCTACTATTGTAGCGTACCAACTCCATTTTTTAAAATACTCTAAACTGTCGTTTCCTTCGCTTGTACCTCCCTCGTATATCTCAGGATATAACTCTCTAATTCTGTTGACAAATTGATAAAAAAAAATAACGCACCTCTTACAATATTTAATGGTGTCTTTATCATATACTCACACCATTCAGTTGTCCCGTTGTACTCTTCAATTTCATAATTACCAAATGCATCTGATTTTATTACTGGTCTGAATAATATAGCTATTAACTTATGCATATCATCTAAACTTGCGTTATACTTTTCAGTATCAACAAACTCACCTAAAGAAATATTATCTAAAGCGTTTTGTTCATCTGAGCTTAGTTTATCTAAATTAGTTATAAACCCAAACTCTTGACCATTCATTTTAAACCTATTTAAGAATGGAACATCCTCACTTAATGCTTTGTTAATTTGAATTAAACACTCTTCAAAATCTACTTGAATAATATCTTTTGTTTGATGATAAGTAAGATTAGTAAATATTTCTAACTTCCTTCTGTTCTTTTCATAATCAGATAAATCCTCACGTTGCAATAGCTTATTATATTTTTGCTCTTGCTCTAAAGTTATATCTGCTATATTTTCTGGTAATACTATCTTCATATTATTAAAACTAATTAATTGTTATTTTGTTACAAGGTTTATCTAATTTCTCCGACACCTCCACTACTTAAATAGTAACTCACATTATATCTTATTGCGTCAATTATATGGTTATAGTCGTCAATATATAATTTACTTCCTTTATCAAGGTAAACATAGTTATTTAATTCTTTAGCTATGTTTGAACTGTTATGTTCTACAATTATTTTATAGTCCTTCATCAATTCTACACCTACATTAATACTTCCAGCACCTTTTATAGTTCCAATAACATTACATCCTAATTTCTTTAGTTCATCAATTAACCTAGGTTCAGCACTATCTGCAATAATTATTTTTCTTTGTGCGTGAGTTATGTTTATAGTTGCTATTTCAGAAGTAGTCAATCTATTTTTATATAGATATTCTTTAACATATATTATCTTTTTATTCTTATTTATTGCAACCTCTACTAATGTAGTTGGATCAACTGTAAATCCAAAATCTTGACCAAATGAAGTTTGTAAATTATCAGGATTAAAATCTCCGAACTCCCAATTATCAAATACAACTCCTTCTGCTTTATCTAACCAACCACCAAGTATTACATGTTTATATTTGTTTGGGTTGTTTTCTTTCATCAACTCAACTTGATGAATAAATGACTCGTTTAAGTTTTTGTAATTATCTAAATAAGTAGTATGAATATAAGTTGTATCTTCTTTAATTTCATTTGCTCCAGCCTCAACTCCTTTTTCTTCAAAGAAACGTTTATAAATAAAATGTTCTTTTGTTGCTGGATTTAAAACTAATATAACTCTATTTTGAATATCCTTTGCTCTAATGCTAAAATCAATCTTATCAAATGTATCTTCATCGTTAAGCTCTTCTGCTTCATCTAATACCCAAGTAGTAACACCCGCTAAAGATTTAAGGTTTGCAGTTTGTGTTCCTGAGCTTGTTTTAATACCTTTGAATAATATTTTAGATCCAGTCTTTAAATTTATGATTTCATCCTTAGTGATGTAAAAATCTTGTTGCAAATTAGCCGTTTCAATCTTATCTAAAAACTCAGGTATAATTGATACGTGAGCAGAAGTTAATGTATAACGAGTGAATAATATAACATGTCCTACTTCATACGTTAACAATAGCAAAAAGGAGTTAAGAGAATATGATTTCCCTGAACCCCTACCACCAGTAATGACAAAGTATCTGCTATCCGAACCAAGTAAATTATATTTGTTATGTATCTTTATCAACCTTAAACAAGTCTTTTATATCAAAGTTATTAACGTTGTGCGTTGTTTCAATTGTTTCTTTTGGTTTACCAAATACATGCTCAGCTATAAATAGTTGACCTCTTTGACTATCCATTAAAGTATCTTTGATAAATGCAATCTTAGCATCCTCATCTGTTTCTTTTGAGTAAACTTCTTTTAAAGCATTAAGCATTATTGTATTAGCTTTTTCTTCATCTGCTTTAGTTGGTCTACCTTTACCTAGTTTATTTCCTTTTTCAAATGCCATATGTTAAAAGTTGTGTTTAAACATTATTCACAAGTAACTTGATAAAACATATTATCATTACCAGTATGTTCTTTAGTTTCCATTTCATCATCACAACTCAATTCAGGTGATTGTGTAACTCCATACCAAGTATATCCACTTGTTCCTGGTTCAATTGTGTAATAGGTTGTAGTACAATCACAATTTTGTTTAGCTACTTCATCTGCTGAGCATGATCCAAGTATTAAGCTAATTAATAATATTTTAATTGTTGTTTTCATTTGTTTGGTTTTTATATATTAAATCTAATTTATCAATCATATTTGATACACTTCTAATTGTACCACCACAACTAAAGCAAGATGGTTGCCAATACTTTAAAGTAAGTACATCAGAATAAAGTTTACATATTTCTAAAAGTGTATTTCTTTCTATCTTTGCGGTTCTTACTTCAATAAAGTTTCTCCAATAATCTAACTCATATTCTGTAAATTCTCTTGCATTTTTTAAGTTTGGATATTTTCTGTTTAACCTTTCTTTACGTTCGTTACATCCAACGCAATCACCTACTAATGCTTTTACTCCAGTAACTTCTGTAATGTTTTCTATAACATCTCCTAATCCTTTTGATTTATTTACTTTCTTTTTTGCCATGTTTATTTTTTACGTTTAAAATTACCCTTCTAACAAATTGATAATTTATATTATACTTTCTTTGTATTTCGTGATAGCTTAAATTTTCATTTAATAAGATTAATTCTTTTTCTATGAATGATAAATCGTTAATTATATTTAATTGCTCATCATCCATTGTAAATGATTCATCGTTACTTATAAGACTAATAACTTCTGTATTTGTTACAAACTTTTTATTTTCTTTAATATAATCTATAAATAAATTTAAAAGTATTTTAGCTATGTAGTAGTCATTTGTGTCTATGTTTCTTTTTAAAGATACTTCATATACTTTTACATACATTTGTTGCGTTAACTCATCAGACAACGATTTGTCTTTGCAAATATTAAATGCAATACTACGCCAAAGTTTATCTTTTTTTGAAAGCTCTTCTAAAATCATAAAGCAAACGTAGTTATTAATATTTAATTATGCAAGTTTATTGTTGTAAATATCATTTGCCTTTTCAATTGCTTTATCCCACCAATCAGTAAACGGATCTAAATATTCGCAATCAATAGTATAATGAGTTTCATTTCCGTCATTCCAATCTACTATTGTCATTTTTCTATTATAAGAATCTCTGTCAATAGTGTATCCAACCGAATCAAAGAATTCAATAATTAATGCGTTTAAATGTAAATCTGTCACATCGTCTAATCCTTCACCGCCTATTTGATCAATTTCTTTATAGAACCACTTCTCAAACGCTTCTTTTGTTTTACCTGTTAGTTTCATAACTCATTACTTTTTACACCATTTTTTAAATACTCCTCTTGCTCTAATTTATCAGTTGGAATATTATCATGTGATATGATTAATTTAGCTTGTTTTCTTAATCCTAAGCGTTCGATTTCTGAATAACAACATAGACGTTCAGTTGAAATAGTTTTATCCTTAGAAACGTTTATAATTAAATATCCAGTAATTTGTTTGTCTTTTACTATTGTTTTTATTGTGTAGCTCTGAGCTGTTGCAATAGTCGATAGTAGTAATGTTAATAATAGTGCTTTCATTTTATAAAGTGTTAATGTCGATTGCTAAATTGTTTTCGATTAGGTTAAATATGTCGAAGTGCCATTCGTATAGTTTTTCTATCATTCCGTAAGGTATTAAATCTAAATCATTGCATTTGCCATCTTCAAATAGAAATTTGACCCAAATATTATCGGCAAAATAATCAGCAATACTATCTTGTTCAAAATAATCTAAAGGCACAAACTTTTCTCCATTAACTTCAATCTCTTTTGTTAAATCGCTTAATGGTCTTAGGATTGGTTTGAAGCCTTCAAAAGTAATATCACCACCATCTGTGTAAATATCATTAAATGTGTAAATACCAAGCATTTCTATTTGAAAATCATCGTAGTTTTCCATAACCTTCAATCCATAAGGTAAATATCCCGCAATGTGTTTTAATTCTAGTTTCATAATTTAGTTTTTATTTAGTTAATAATACTGCTAAGGTTATAAATACAAGCCATAGTAATAATGCTTGTAAAAAGTTTTTAAAGTTTTTCATATTATAGTTATTTCTTTAGCAAATATACAACAAATTATTTAACACGCAAATTTATTGTGTTATTTTTTTAATTTTAACACAATTTAATAACTCATAGCATAATTCTAAAGGTATTTTAGATCGCTCGTAACTTCCTTTTTTACCTTGTGTTCCTGTTTTTGCTCCACGTCTTGCACTTTCGTGATGACAATGTTTGTCAATAATATTACCTTCTTTATCGTATTTGTAATTTCTACATACTGGTTTAGGTTTCCAATTATCTAAGTTAGTCCATATATCTGTTGGTTTTGCTCTATCATCTCCGTATTGGCAATACCAAACTGTATGTCTTGTAAACTCTTTCATAAATGGCATATGTCTTAACATTCCTCGTGGGTTTTCAAAAGTAAAAGTAATGTTTGGATTTATTAATTTCCATTCTTTAATTAGTTTTATAACGTGTTGGTTTACATTGTCGCATTTTTTAGCGTATTCGCTTTTTGGTTCTGTTCCATTTCTATGATGTGATATAGCTGCAATGGTATAAGTAGTACAATCAAATGATGCGTGTACATGGTTTGGTATAAAAGGAACTTGTTCTTTGGTTAGTAATTCTATATCAATTGATAAATCTATTTTTTCGTAAGGCGTCCAATCTACACTAAACACATTCATTCCTAAATCTTCTGCTACTTGCCCAATACATCTAGATCCTGCAAATAATTCTAATACATTTTTTTTCATAATTTTTTATTTTTTTATTCCATATTCAAAATAATCTAAAAAATCCTTTATTTGCTGGAGTCTTTTAGGGTTGTTTTTATTTACTAATAATTCGTTATACTCTTTTTTCATAGTAGCGTACTTATCTATTTGTCTTTTAGCCATGTTTTAAATTCGTTTAGTTTTTATGGGTGGGGTGGTTTAGTTTAATACCCCCTATATAAGGGGGTATATAAACCATCACTCACACCCCTGTTTTTGTATTATTAAACCATTAAACCTTATGTAATTTTCTTACAAATATAGCTGTTTTTTGCATTATTTGATGGTTTAACAATTATTTTGTATTATTAAACCATCACCCGTTTTTAACACTTTTTTTAATAACAAAACCAGTAATAGCGTGGCTTCGTGATGGTTTAATAATTTTTTTTTATTTGATGGTTTAATAATTGCATGGTTTAATTAAAATAATTGTTAAACCATTAAACCGTCACTAAAGTCATGTAAGAAATATCCTCCTTTAGGTTGGTCTTGAAAAAGCCAATTATTCTCTTTTGCATACTTGACAAATTCTTTTATTGCGTTATCTCCCATTTCTGAGGTGTTTTCCTTAACTTTTTCTAATAAAATACTGTATCCTATGCATTGACTCTTTTTAAGCCCTTTATAAGCTTCTAATAAAACATTGTACCTTTCTATATTTGTCCATGTTCTTTTTTGTTTTCTTCCAGCTTTTGGTTCTTCAAAACAAACATCCATAATTATTGGCATTCCGTCCTTTATTTCAAAACTAAAATTATCAGGTTTAGCGTTTCTTGTTTGCATCGCCTCTACTATTTTTACGCTATCATTATCTTTACTGCTTGTAATTTGTAAAACAGTTTCCGATTTATTTGTTAATATAGTACCAAGATGACCTCTCATTTTACTGCTTTCTGATGGGTTTTGATGCAATACATATCCAATAGCAACGTCGTTATTTTTTGCCCAAGCTCTAATGCAGTCGTATAGCTCCACTGCCATTACTTCATCATTTACTGATTTTATCAAGTCGGCTATACCATCTATAATAACAAGCCCAAGCCCTTCTGTATTGTTTATAAGGTATTCAGTGTATTCTTTTCTTTGATCCGTAGGTACTGAATCAAAAGCATACATTAAAAGATTGTCCATTTTATAAGCATCTACCATTTTTTTTACTCTTTGCAAAGCTAAAGAAACGTGATAGTCAGATTGTTCAGTATCTATGTATAAAATTTTATCTTTTCCCTTTGGTAAGTAAGAAGATAATGCTCCGAGTTCACCTTTTTGTAATACAGTTGCATTTATTAATGCCATTAAAAAAGACTTACCTACTTTGGCTTTTCCTGAAATTCCAAATATATTTTTTCTTGTTGCTATTATTTTCCCACCGACTTGTAAAACAGTATCTGGAAGAGGTATTTCATCTGTATGCTTTACCCTGAATTGATTAATATCTTTTAAAGATATTTGTTTTGTTTCTTTAACTTCTATTTCTAACGGTTCAAACATAGTTTTTGTATTTTTGAATTGATGAATTTATATTTCTATTTAACAAAGCATTAATATTGTCGTCGTCGTCCCAAACATCATAAAGCTCCATGAATTCTGCCATATTAAATTTAAGAGTTTCAGCATTTTCGTTAGCTTTTTTTAAGTTATAATCTTTAACTCCTTTACCTTCAAAATAATTAGATAACTCCATGTTTTTTAAAGACACCTTTAAGCTCTCGATTCTTATCTTTAAAGGTTGTGATAAAACATTATTTATTTGCTCGTTTGCAAAATCAGCATTTTTGTAATTCATTACATTTTTTTCAAGAATAAAACAATAAAGTTTAGCAAATAATAAATTATCCTGTATTGTTTTTTCTTCTGAATTTTTAAAATGTAATAAAATTGAATTAAAAGCATCTGCATCATTTTCGTTTGGTTTGTTTTTGTTTCCAATTGTAAACCTTATTCGTGAAATAGCATCTTTTATTTTCATAGTCTTTCTATTTTAAATATTTCTAAAACCTTCCAGTTGTTTTTTCTTAACCTTGTGTAAAGAGTAGGCTTTGAAACTCCGATTATTTTACAGACTTCTTCATCTGTATTTTCAAACCTTAATTGTTCTATTTTTCTTGTGCAATCTAATTTTGTCATTGGTAAAATTTTTTACTGATTTTTAGCTAAAAAAACCGCACTTTTAAGCGGTTGTTAAGAATGGTAAATATAGTGAAATTTTTTCTTTAAAACCATCTAAAGAATAAAAAATAAAATAAATCCCACCAAGTTTTTTTACTTTGTTTTCCATTTTTATTTGATCTTCGCTTTGTTTTTCTCCTGGTCTTTTGCATTCCGCCCAAATGCAACGCCCATTTACACCATGAATAAGTAAATCTGATACGCCTTTTTTCATTCCTGTTTTGTTTAAAAAATCTAAAGCTTTTGCCATTTCGCTAGGTGGTAAATTTACATTTATACCATTCGGTACTGAATGAATTATTAAACTTTGTTCGAAATGATTTAAGCAATATTTATTATTAAACCAATTAAAACACTCTTGTTGAATTACTGCTTCTGATATTTGTTTCATAATATTTATCTAATTTATTTTTAATTTTTTTTATTAACCACGCTTTTGTTCTAAAAATACCACCATCAAGTTCTGACCCTTGAATTGTTTGATAAGGTTCTTTTATTATATTTCTTATTGATTGCTCAAATTTTTCGTTTTTTATTGATTTATTATACATACCGTAAGTAACTGAATGCTTAATGAATAAATCTATTATTTGATTAGTTAGAATTAACCATGCAAAATTTTTGTCTTTGCCTAACCTATTGCAATAAGTGACTATTTTTGTTCCGTTAGGTTTTGGGATTTCGTCTGTTAATTTAGCTATTTCATTACTTATCTTTTTTTCAACTTCATTTTCAATTTCTATATGTCCACAAAATTCACACTCTAAAGAGTTTTTAGCTATTACCGCACCGCAGTTTAAGCATTCTTTTGTTTGTTCAAGAGCTTCTTTTTTTGGTCTTGGGATATCTTCTGTTCCGTAAAAAACAGCCTCCCAGTCTATTTCTTCACTCCATTTACCATGTTCTTTAATATTACCGCCTAAGTCAATTACTTTGAAATGTGGTTTATAAATCAAATCACATTTTCTGCCTCCACGACCAACCATTTGAAGCCATAAAGATAAAGATAAAGTAGCTCTATTTATTACAACCGCTTGAATTGTTGGCTCATCAAATCCAGCAGTTAATACACCGCAGTTTAATAAAATAGCATCAGGAGTTTCTTTGAACCATTTTAAAATAGGTTTTCGTTCAGATTTTTTTGTATTAACACTATCTAACATTTTTACATTTTCATATCCAGCATCTACAAAACTTTGATATGTTAATAGGTTTGTTTTTGTACTTGAATTAAATACAATTGTTTTTTCTCCTTTACAAATTTCTTCGTAATTCAAAACTACGTTCGGCATTCCAAAGTAAGCATCAGTACTTTTAGTATCGTAATCTCCAGTTTTATAATCTATTTCAAAATTGCTTTTATCAGGAACTCCGATTTCATAATTAATATCACGAACTAAACGATCTTTGTCTATTAACTCAGATATTGATTGTCCTAAAATAATGTGTTCATAAATTTCAGAATAATAAAACTTTCTTGTATATTCATAAGTTTCGTAGCCACAGCATTCAGTTATTTCATCATATTTTTTTTTACACCTATGGCAACGAGTAAAACTAATCTTTTTTAAAGAAGATGGCGTTGCTGTAACCGCTAAAATTTTAGCTTTTGGGAAATATTCGAACACTTCTTTAAAAATATCCAAATGCGCTTCATCACAAATAACTAATTCTATTTCTTTAACGAATAATGGATTGCTTCTTAATCTATTCTTTAGCGTTTGAACCATTCCCACATACGCGTTAGCGTTATGTTTTAAGGTTTTTTTCGATGCAATAATACTTTCACATGAAACTCCTGTATCTCTTAAGGTTGCAAGTGTTTGGTTTATTAGCTCTTCACGATGAGCAAGCACTAAAACCTTTTTTTTATATTCTTTAATAAAACGTTTTGCAATAAAAGAAAATACAACTGTTTTTCCAGCTCCTGTTGGCAACTGCAACATAATTCTATTCCTGTGCTCAAATTCATTAAGTATATCGTCAATTATTATTTTTTGGTCTTTATATGGTTTCATAATTAAAAAGTATAATGTTTATGATTTTCAACTGATAGCATTTGAAGTTCTCCAGCTACATAAAACTGCTGAAGTAAATATTTTCTATCCAATTCTTTTACTTCATTTCCGTAATCTGTTTTAATGTCATAAGTATTAAATTTACCTTTTTCATTTACATTAGTTACTATTGCATTACCAAAAACCCTCCCGTCTTTAGTTAACAAAATTGTGTTTTTACATATTTTCATAATAGATATATTTTAAAATGAGAAAACCCCTAACAATGCATCACTATTGTTAAGGGCTTCTCGTTACGTTAAAAGATTAACGTTAATGTTTTCCTTGTTGGTGATGCTCAACGAGTACAAACATACAAATACTTTTTTACATGACCAAAAAAAATCCATAAAATAAATTATGGATTAATCAAAGTTTTAATTAACAACTTCTACTTTATTGTCTACGTTTTACTCTGCTTTTGCTGTCTAAGATATACGCTATATTTCAAAGCTGTTATAATTAATATTTATTTATCTAAAGTTTTTCAATTTATTTATTTTTTAAGTTTTAAAATATACTTTGGTTCTTTAAACCATCTTTTTATAATTTCTTCATCTGTACCTAAATCTGTTTTTGTATTAAATTTTTCTACAAAATTCCATTTTATTTTTTTTAAATCTAGTTCTAATTTCCTTTTACATCTTACACAAATAGCTCTATTTGGTATTGATGGAAAATTATAAACATATTTACAATCCCATATTTTGCATTTTAACATAATTCATTTTTTTTAAAGCAGTTAACCATTGTTGTTTAGACAAGTGTGTATATGGCTTAGCTCAACTAACTGCTTTTTTTATATTAAATCTAAAGTTTTAATCAAAAACTTTATAATTGGTAAGTCGTTAAAATTAATAACTGGGTGCCTCTGCGTTTATTTTTTCTAATTTCCAACCTTTAATCGAATTAAAGTATTTTATTTCACCTTGTGGATTAACCCACTCTCTTCCACCTAGATTAATAGAAACTTTTACAGAATCTCCTTCAGCTAAAATATTTAATAAATCCCCCTTATCTTGTGGGAATTCAATTGCAATAAATTGTGGATATTGCTCATCTGTTACAATTACTAATTCTCTCTTTTTGTAGCTAGCTGATACTACTTGCTCAGCTCCTAATACTTTTACTTTTCCTACTACTTCCATAATCTAAAAATTTAATTTATTAATTGTTTCTTTTATTTGTGCCTCTAATTTTTTAGCTTCGGCTTTCGCTATTTCAGACCATTGACTTATTGTTTTCAAATCTTCAATATTTTCAATCTTTGGTTTTATTTCTTGACCTTTAACTCCAAACTGTTTTACTTCAATTTTCTTTTTCCAACCCATGTCAACAATTGATTCAGGTGTAAAAACTTCAATAAATGGCTTTATACTTTCAGGTCTGTAAGATATGAAATATAATTTTTTTAATTTAGAATTTACTGTAAAATAATGAACTATTTGAGATATTTTATCTTTTGGAGTTTCATTTTTAAGCAAAATTTCAGTATGTGCTTTACGAGCTAGGCATTTAATTTCGCAAGCCGTTTCTTCATCTTCTGTTAAACCATCGGGAGAAATGCCCAGTAAAGGGTATTCTTTACTTTGTAACCATCCAGTAGTTTGAAAATTCAATCCAGTATATTGTGAAATATATTGAAGTGCAAAAGGTTCTAATTCATTACCTCGTTCCATTGCATCGTTTGAATAACTTTCACTAGGCTCAAATTCCTCAATATGTTGACTAAGTAAGTCTATAAATAAAGTATCTGAATTGATAAATAAACCTTTTGAAAGTGTACCGCCTATTTTACGCCACTTAATCTCAAACCATTCTAAACTACCTTGCTTTATTTCTTTATGATTTACCATTATTTCAAAGTGTTTTTAAGTTTTTCTTTTAACGCGAATACACTAGGTAAAGATTGTTCTTGTTTTGATAACTTACCCCAATTAACAGGTAATTCAGTTAATGCTTTAGATTCGTTTAAAATAGCCAATGCGTTAAAGTCTGAAATGTCAGGTATTGGAGAAACTAATTTAACGCGTATTCCTCCAGTTTCGTTAGCTCCAAATTTTACAGTTTCATCAAAATAAAACTCAATAGATTGACCCACCCAATTATTAATCATCATAGCTTCTGACATCGATATATTTTTAGTCATTTTAACTACTTTACCAATATTTTTTCTATTTATAGAGTTTAACATCATGGGTTTTAAATCACCTTGGAACTCTATAAAGTATCCATCAACTTTTTTTCCAGCTACATCAACTGCTTTATCATAATATGCACTTTCAATAGTCAATATGCATTTCCCTTTTTTTGTTATTATTTCAGCTATATCAAGTCCGCTAAGATGTGTTGACTTTCTATATTTCATTGCGCTAATATCTGTTTCTCTCATCTTGTTTTTCTTTTTTAATTCGTTCTTTTTCTTTTTCTTTAGCCAATACTTCTAAAGCATTTTTTCTTAGGCTTTGGTTATACTCGTAATTAATTAAACTCATCGCCTTTTGTTCCTATCCAATAAGATGTTGATCCACCAAGTGTTACTCTAAATAAAGTTTTATTTTTTATTGTATAAACTTCTTCTACTTTATCAAAGTCTATTGGTTTATATTTAGCTTTTGATAATATAGGATTATCTAAACTTAACTCTAAGTAATGCGTAAAAACAGTTTCTTTTTTTTCTTGTGTATCTTTGTTGATACTGATAAATTTTGTCATAATTATTTAGTTTTAGCGTTTAAATTTTTTTCTTTTTGGTATATAAATCGGTTTTGGCTCTGAATAGAAAAAATATTCCTTTTCGTTTTCCCTAGCATTTTCATCAATAGAATCTTTTATATTTTTATTAAACTTGTGTTCTGCTTTTTTCATTTCGTTTAGTTTTAAATTATTGCAGTGTGATATTTCCAATGGTCTGCTTTTTCTGAAACCCCTGTTACCATTTCATCCCAATTTTTGTTATAAAAATCCTTTTCTTCTTTTGTTATTTTATCGCCCAATACTATTTTAGTATCAATTGATTCCATTTTTTTCATTTCTTCTGTTGTCATAATTATTTAGTTTTATTATTAATATTTGTCAAATGTACGTAATTAAATTAAGTTATACAAATTAATTTTAAATTATTTTAGTCCATTGTTCAGCCATTGCTTTTGCTATACCTGGAAATGTTTTACTTCTTAATGTTCTTCTTTGTTCGGGTGTTTTTGCTTTTAAAAGAGCTTCATAATACCATAAAGCCTGTCTTTTTTGTTTTCCGGTAGTTTTACAAATCAATTCTTTAAACTCTCCTTTTTCAACAATTTTAGTAGGTTCTAATTTATTTAATCCTTTTAACCACAAACAGGTACTTTTTTGTGCTTTATCTCCAAACTGCCAAGGCTGAATAATTTGGTCAGGCTTTCTATATAAACTACTCATTATACCAATAGGATTTTCAACTGCAATTCTTTCGACGTCTGCATTAATTACTTTCATAAAAAACTCAATACTTTTTTGCTGACTTCCGTCTAAACGTTTTCTTTCAAAATGCCTGGCACCGCTAACGGCTAAGTCTGTACAAGGAGGAAAAGCTATCATTAAATCAAATTTAGGCTCTCTTTTTATAACCTCAAACATATCTTCTTTAAAATGCCATTCCGGATAACCTCCGCTTTGTTCTAACAAGTCACAACTAAAAGCCTCGTGACCTAGTTTTCGTAATTCAATTGTTACTGCTTGACTTTCTTCACATGCTACTAATATTCTCATAATTTCTATTTTATTAATTCGTGATAAATTTTATTATATTTTTCGTTGTTTTCTCCTCGCTGATGGAGTAGCTTTAAAATTCGTTTAATCTGTGCGAGTTTTTGTGCGTGTGTTTTCATTTTTTAAGTTCCATTAATTCTAACTTTCTAATATTAATCATTTGAGAAGTTATATTACAAATGCAGTTTGCTTGTTTTACATAAGATATATCGTTTTTAACTTTGTTTATAGTATCTATTAATGTTGTTTTTAAATCAAACGAGGTAGCATCATTTTCTAAAGAGGTAGCATCATTTTTTATAGTTGATACATATTCTTTTTTAGGGTCTTTTAAGTTTTCTATAAAAGTATCAACTTCTTCTTGGTATAGATTATATGTTAATCCATCTGTTTTTACTATTATATTATCTGAAACTTTTTTAATTTCAGTTATAATTATATTTTTACCATTATAATTATATTTAATTCCTATTAATTTTTTAAGTTTTTCCATTATCTAATTGTTTTTTTAATTCTAAATTAAGCTCGTACATTTTTATAAGTTCGTCCGATATTCTTTTTATTTGTTCTTCTTTTGATTGATTTTCAATATTCATATTGTTGTAAAAATGCGTAACAGTTGCCGAATGCGTTTTATTTATCTTTAAAGACGCTATAAATAAAGCATCTCTAATGTGTTCGGGATTTTTATTTACTTCTTCTAAAATAATATCCTCTTTCTCTTTTGTCCATTTAGTTGCCATAGTTATTCATTTTAGATTCGTAAATGTGATATGTTTCTGTTACTTTAATAATTTCTATTTTATAATTAGATTTTAACCTTTGTTTAGGTAAATATTTTCTAATTCTATCAACATCATGCTTCTTATAATATCCTCTTTTTATCGGTTTAATGTCTAAAGATAATACCCTATGTTCGAATACGTGCCTAGTTATGCTTAATTCATTAATAGCATCTTTAACACGTATTAATTCTAATGGATTACTCATTCTCTAAAAATTTAATCTTTTTATTATTTTCTTGAATTTTATTATAGTCCATTTCAGTTTTGCAACTTCTAATGACTGCTGATGCAGTAGCAGTGTAAACGCTTAACTCTCTAATGTCTGTATCTGAATTACTACTTTCGTACTTGTTTAGCAAATCGTTTCTTAAATCTTCTATGTTTTTGATTGGCATAATCTTTTATTTTTAATTATTTGTCTTTTAGTTTCTATTAGTTCAGGGAATTTTATAATGTCTTTAGTTGTTAATGTCGTCCCTCTTTTTAGTTCTGCAATTACATAAGTATCACTTATTAGTCTAGCGTGTTCTTTTGCTTTTTTAGCCTGGTAATTGTTATACTTTTTTTGCCGTTGTTTAATCGGATTAGGATTTTCTTTATATCTTTTATTTCTAATCTCATTATAACAACTATTGCATTTTTTTTGAAGTCCGTCTTTATTTCGTTTATCTTTTGCAGTTACTTGTTTTCCACAATTACATAGTTTCATTTTTATTTTCTTTTAACCACAATTGAATAACTGCGATTGATTTATTTAGATCACTTTCAAACTCTCCTTTTTTATCTGCACGTTCTAAACGCTTAACTATATCAAATAAATAAGGATTCCAGTTTCTTTGATTAGCTACTTTGTAAAGTGTTCCATTTTCATTGTTGTAATGGCTAGGCGTTACTATCTCAGCATCTTTTACAATTATTTCTTTTGTATGCTCGTTAAAATCATCGTGTTGTATTGGGTTTTCATCAACTAATACCCACTCTTTTGTTTTCACATATTTTATAACATCACTATTGTAATATTCAGTTTTACCTCCATTCCAAGTAATTAAACTACTTTTTATTTTGTTTAATTTTTCTATTTTGTAAGTAGTACTATTAACACTACCACTTAGTCTAAATTGTTTTCCGTATAATTCTGTAATTTTCATAATTAATCTATTCTATTATAAGCGTTTAACATTAATTGATTTTGTGCATAATACACGTTTTTAATTTTTAACATCCAGTCGTTAAAATCTTCTATTCGTTGTTGTTTTGTTTTAATAATCCTTTTATTATAGTGTTAATTTTGTTTTGGTAACTGTTTCTAACGTTTTCTAATTGTCTTAATTCATCTATATTTAAGTGATTAGGTTCAAACGCTTGTTTTGTATCTATTTCTTTTTCTAATTTGTTTAATCTGTCTATTTCAGCGACTAAACTTTTCAATGTGTTTTTAATTGTTTCGTTCATTTTAATAAGTATTAGGGTTAATAATTACACCGTTGCACTCCATTTGAAAAGGAATGTATTTCTTTGTCTTAAACTGCTCTTTAGCGCATAAAAAAGCATCTAGTAAGTTCGTTGCTTCAATTTCTAATACATCAAAGTCTTTTTCTTGCTCTCCATTTTGAACGAATCTAAAATGTACTGTTACGTTAAATTTTTTCATTATGATAAGATTTTATTGATTAGTTGTTTAGCCTCTAAATAATCCTCAATACTATATTCGTCAGTATCTACTATTTTCTGCAACATTTCCAATAATTCAGGAGCTGATGATATTAGTTTTGCGTTTGCATTTGCTTGTTTAGTTGTTGGATCATTAAACAATATGCCATCATAAGATTTTACTTGACATATTCTTTTACCTTCTGAAATTACACTGACTTCAAATTTAGTTCTTCTTTCTTCAACTTTCCACTTTCCTTGTGTTCCTTTAAATTTTTTCATGTTATTTAGTTTTAATTGTTAAATCGTTAGGCAAATCTACAACTTATTTTTTTAACGTGCAAATATTTTATTAAAATAATTTTTTTACGTTTTTATTTGTTTTATAAACTTAATATATGTAAGTTTGTACCGAACTAATAAATATAACATTATGAAAACAGAATTTAAACCAATTGCAATGCGTTGCACAGAAGAAGAAGTAAAAACTGCTTTAATAAATGAGGCTAAAAAAATAGGTTATAAAAAAGGAGATGATGTAGGTAATTTTAACGGACATGAAGAAGAATTAATTCTTTCTAATAACTATGAGTTTTTAAATGGATTATTTTTTATGGGCGGTACTTGCATTTTAAAAAACGGAAAATGGGCACCAATAACTCAAAAAGAAATGACAGTTGCAGAAATCGAAAAAGAATTAGGCTATAACATTAAAATAATTAAGTAACATGAAACAAAAAACAACATTAAGAAATTTACTAACTGACAGTAGATTAACTTACCAAGAATTTGCTGATAGAATTAACGTTAAAAAGTCAACCTTTGAAAACCAGCTTTTAAGATTAGAACATAAGCATTTATATTACACTTTTATTTATAAAGATAAGTTCCCCGAAGTAAAGAAAGTTTACGGAACTGATAAAGACGCAATGCTAAAATTTTTAAAGGAGAATTAACGGTTCTCGGCTTTGACTTGTTGCCGATCCAAACAAGTACTAATCTTAAAATTAAAGACAAATGAAAGCAGAAAATCAAGAATTATTAAATCAATCAGAATTAGGCAATAAGTTCAAAACCGATGTTAACAGTAGTTTATCTTTTGAAGAATACTACAAAGAACAAATAGCTGAAGGATATATTTCTGAAAATGGCACGCCTTTAAAATGTGGGTGCGGT